AGCCATCATCATCTTGTCTGCAGCAGCGATGGTGGTCGCTGTGGTAGTCACTGTGCTAAATGGGACCCGCAGCAGAGATCCGTGGCCTTAGGTGGTGGCCGGGGTGGTTGAACCTGAGGTGGGTCCAGGCAGTAAGTTGGCAAGCACTAACATTTTTGGCAGCGGCATGCCAAATTCTCCCCCCAAAAAATCCACCCCTAAAAAAGTCGACTTAGAGCAAAACCTGGTGGCCACAGATCTCGAGATCTTATTTTAGTTGCGCAGCAGATTTTTAGCCCTAGTATAGACCGGTGGGTAGTAGGATCAAAGAAAAAGCCCCACGTATGGAGCTAGTTGTAGCGGGCTTAACCGCGTGTACTGCATCAGTCATCTGGTAGTGTCTAGTATAGCGTTGCCGCCGGAGGATTCTCACAGTGCAGTGCTTGACGCTGCTTTTGGATCATTTGTATACATGCTGTATGCGTCATACTCATCTCCTTGTGCTTCTATGTGTACTGCTCATAGATATTTAACTCCATTCTAATTTATGGTGCGATAATTGGCTCATTTTGACTAAGTATTGTTATGAACGCTTTTACCATATTCTTACTCATTCTCATAGCTGCCGCTGTCATCCTAGCTGTCATCCAGCAACGTTGATAACTCTATACACATGCTCTTGTAGTATACAGTCTTTTTGTGTATAATACCAGTATGACCCTTACTCAAATCATTGTTGCTACACTCATATGGATCCTGCTTATCGCTGTTAGTTATACACATATCACATGGACTCGGATCTGTGAGTGTTATAGTATGTTATTCACTAGGTCATATTGGACCAGCTATAACACAGTAGAATTTGTGTCTTGGGTGGCCAAGGCCATAATTATCATACCCGGGCTAGTATTTGGGCTACAAGTATGGGAGTTGTACTATCTAACACTTGTTACCAGTGTGACTCTAATATGGGCTAGTAATAGGAAGATGCTGCCTACACTAGTAGGGTTTAACACCATGTGGGCGTGGCTATCCCTAATGGTTCTGGTGCAGCACTGGTTGTAAAAATTTTACGCAGCAAATTTTTTGAGTAGTCTATAGACCGGTTGGGTTATTAGATTATACTGATATATTATATTGGTATATAATACATGGTGAAAAATCTTTTTTGAGGCGCTTCGCGCAGTGGGGTGGGTAACTAGCGAGCGATGCTCAAGCTGCGATCGTGTAGGAGATTGATCAGGGTGACTATACCTTCTATAGTGTGATCGTTGCGTAGACTCTTATAAGCTAGATTTGCGGTTGAAAATTCACCATCCGGTGTTTTAAGACCCAGTTTACGATACTTACGCAGTAGTGATAGGGCTTGTCGACAGGTGGATAAATTCCCACTCATTATGGCAGTTTTGATTATCTTATGCCACATTTCCACGGAGGTTTTGACTGCTTTTTCGTCATATTGGGGCAGTTTTTGACTGGGTTCTTTTTGCCACTGGTCTTTGACTATGCTGTAGGCCGCAGATACCGCCGGATGATCCTGATCTTCTATATACAGCTCTACGGGTATGTTTTTGATAGTGATCGTGTGGTCACGCTTGTAGAGCAATCGTTTGGTGTCAAACAGCTCAGCTACTTCGCGATCACAACTCACTTGGCTAAAGTCCGCGATAATGTGTAGATCTATATCCGAGTGTTCTGAGTAGTTGTAGTTGGCATTGCCCCCAGCTAGACGTATGTCCACTACTCGAACCGGCACATCTACAAACTTGAGAAAGTCTTCTGCTATGCGTAGGAGTGCGCCTTTGACTTCACTGCGTAATCGATCGTGGTCCCATAGCAGGGGATTAAGCTCTTGATGCTGTCCGATGGGTTTTACATACTCATTATTTGTCATGGTCTTGTATTTAGTGGTAAATATTTCTATATGAACAAGAAAAAATATGATGGTTACTTGTTGGCCGCTAATCCCGCAAACCCCAAAGACGACCTAGCCCGTTCGGTCGTGCTGTTACTGCGCCACGCAGATGACATGGCCATCGGTGTCCAGATCAATCGTCCTCTGACTACTCCTACATTAGCAGATGTTTCGGACAAAAACGGCATCATGATGCTCAACGATGAACCCTTGTGGTATGGTGGCAATATCGACGAGCGCAAGATACACGTCATACACTCCACAGATTGGATGGGCTTGAGTTCAGTAGAACTTACCCCCGAGATAGCAGTTACCAATGATATATCCATCCTGGCCGCTGTTAGTCGTGGTGAAGGGCCCGAGTACTTCAGGGCCTGTGCAGGTTATTGGTTATGGGGTGAAGGACGCATGAATCACATGCTAGATCCGCACCATCCAGATGAGCCCATGAAGTGGGAAATCGCTCCTGCTACGTTGGAAACAGTGTTTGCTGAATCGGGCATAGATCAGTGGCTACTGGCTTTGGACCGTTCAGCACAGTTCCAAACTGCCAGTTGGCTTTAATCTTTTTCTGGATTTAAATTAGCCAGCATATTCCTGATCATAGGCGCTGGAGTCTTATCGGTCTTGATCTTGGGTGCAGCCGCTCCTTGGGTGGGATCTACTTCACCTGTTTCTGGATCTACTGTGACTGTGCTGGTGCGCTTGAGTCCTTGATACACTGAGTTAGGTCCTGGTTTATGTTGGCTAAAACTGCTCTCTTCTTCTTCACCTAGGTCACTGATACGCAAGGTATCGATGTTAAAGTCTAGTTCTACTTTTTGACCCACACCGCTCGATGAACGTGTTTTCATAAACTGTATTTGATAGCGTCCACGTTCTTTCATGGCACGGCTGGTAAAGATACCTATCACATTATCTGCTGTCATGATCTTGGATAAGCCACCCGAAATGTGACTGTGATCAAATTCAATTTCTTCTACAGCCGCACGATTCAACTGACTCGCTGTTACAGTAATACATTGTGTTTCCATGGCTAAGTTACGTATCTCTTCTGATACATATTTGTCTTTGACAAACAGATCGGAAGGCGATACCTTCACTGACAACGGCATCATCAAATCTAGATAATCGATCAAGATTACGTCGGGTTTTACTCCCTTTTTGACCTGATATTCTTTCAAATAGGCTCGAATATCGTTGCAATTTTTTCCCGAAGGCATATACTTAACCTGCAGGTTTCCTGCTTGTTTTCCTACCATTTTAACTTTGAGTTCTACATCATCTAAGTTTTTAAAGATCTCACGAGTTCCAATACCTGTGGTCATCGAATCTAGTCGCATGGCCACTAGTCCTTCACTCAACTCAAATGTTAGATACAGAACATTAAGTCCTGCCAATGCCCAATTAACTCCCATGTTGGCAAGGAACAACGACTTACCTCCGCCGGAACCGGCACAAAATATATTAAGTTCTCCACGATTGAATCCTCCATATAGTTTCTTATCAATTGAAGGCCAGCCTGTTGAAATCTGTCCATTACCATCTTTGAGTTTGGTCAGACGTGCTCTCGGATCTTCAAAGTAGTCAGTGCCCATGTCCTTGTTTAAACTGATTTGGATAGCATCTTTGATCAACTTTTCTACAGGACCATAGTCACCCGCTTCAAGTAAATCAGCTGATTGAAGAATAGCACGTTCTAAGCCTTTGTGTCGACTAAAGTTTTCAAACTCATCCATTAGCCAATCATAGTTTTCTTTGGGTAAGGACACAGGATTTAGTTCCAGTCTACAACTGGTATTGACAATGTTTGCTTCGGGCATGACCTTATATTCATCTACATATTTGGTTATGAACTCTGCGGCATCTTGCAGTCTTTGATCAAAGTTTGCTGGATCAAAGATATTTTGCACACGGGCAAATGTCTCAGCATCTGAAAGGAGCATTTCCAGATATAAGCGTTGCATTTCGTAGTCGTAATTTGGTTTAATCATTTAGGCTTTCTAGTTTCTTCTTTAGTAGTTGTATTTTTATTTCGTTTGTTTCTCTGTACTGTAAGATTGTAAGTAAGGTATATAAGCGGCCATACTTCTTAACTGCATCGGCTACGTCTTTAATGCCTTCTTCCCATGGGGGCATGCTCACAGTCCATTTATTATTAATGGCTGCGGATATTAATTTAGCCCCTGCTCGGTCTCTATCGGGTACAATTATGATTTCTTTACCCAGTGCATTAATACGAGCACACTGGGTTTCATTTGGATCGTTATGCATGATAGCAACACCGTCTACAGCAATAGCATCAAACTGTCCTTCTACTACAATAACATACTGTCGATCATAACTCTGACGATCTAGATTAAACACATAGCCCGGTTGAGCATCAGTAAGATACTTTGGCTTACCATCTCGAATCTTTCGACCTGTGTAGCCAACTACTCGACCGTCGGAGTAGAATGGTATGATGACCCGGTCTTTGAATCCACTAGCAGGAGTCCACATCCAGTCATACCATTCTGGCAGCATACCGCGATCTAAAATATAATCTAACACAGCGATCAAATCTGGATCACTGCACCCTTCTTCTGCCCACTTCATGATAGTCATGCAGTCTTCTGGCAATGCTCGATCTTCAAGGGTGAAGTTTAATGTTTTCTTAGTAGGATGTGTTTGATCTTCTTTAAGACGGAGTGCAACTAATCCTAATTTGCTAATGTCAGTATCTGATAATCCTAACCAACGGAATAGTTGTTTGGTATTGTTGCTTAACAACTGCCCAGTAGTCCACCCTGCTTTGAAATTACAGTTAAAGCAATGATAAGAAAAGCCACCTTTGGGGTTTGGCATTATGCCCCCACGTTGACGATCGTCTCGGCTTTCCCCTCTATGGTGACAGCAGACAGCGTTAAAGCTGATCCACCCCGAGGGTGTTTGCTTACGCTTTGGTGGTAAGAGGGCTGTCAATGCTGCATAGATTTCATCCATGCTTATATTTTAACTTCTATAAAGTACTTTGTCAAATGATCCGTAAAATGCAGGATCGTCGTTTCCATTTGAGCCAACAGGATTAACTGCAGGCACATACATTACTCGAACATATGAAAAAATGCCGTTGAAGTTTTGGTAATCAATACCGGTAAAACCATTATAGTTTAACGTGGCTACAGTAACATATCTACCCAAACTCTGCGGTGAGTTATAAAGAGTGCCTTGGATATAAACAGTACCTTTGAATCCTGTCATGTATAGAGCCATGGTATGCAGAGCAGTATTGCCGTTATATTCTGGATAAGCATAGACATTACCGCTTTTATGCTCATACAAATTGGTTTGGCTATTGAAACTTTTTAGAAAACTTACGATTTCTTGACTAGGCTGTAGGATAGGAAATACATCATTATTAAGATACACAGTTCCTGGGATTCCATAATATGTGTCAGCATAGGTTGGTAAAAATGTACCATCTTCGGGATCTCGATAAACTATAGAAAATTTATAAGAATTGGTTTCGAGATCCACGGTATCGCTTTCTAACAATGTTAGTTGTCCAACCCCACGTAGACTCAGGGTATTAAAGGTAAGACTAGTAGAGCTAGTAAGCGCCACAGTAGTTGGATTGCTTAGTATGACATTAGTACCTGTGATAGTACTGACGATAGTATTGGCAGAAATTCCAAAACCTGTTACTGTCTGTCCAACAGAAAGATCGCTAGTATCCGCGAATGTTAAAGTATTTCCTGCGGCACCTTGATCCTGTGATTGATATACCACTACAGAATCGTCCAACACTTCGAGTTGTTTTTCTATTACCAATTGCTGTGTGTCAGCATCGAACATATTAAACACATAAGTTGCAGTATTTGATATGGGTAAGCGTTTTTGATCGCTGTTTTTGAATTGTATGCGAATCTTGTTTTTGATACCTTTTTGTATTTTTAAATCACGTTGGTACATAGTCCGATTAACTCCTTGAACAGTTGGATCCAAATCTAATATAACGTCAAGAGTATTTGGGTATAAATAAACTGGTAAACTTTGCATATGAGTATTTATTGATAACGATGTCCAACTCCTTCCAAGAAAACTATCCTTTTATTTCCTGCGTAAAATCCAACGACGTAGAATACGTAGGTATCATCATTAATTTTGATAATTATGTGGTTAGTCTGTACGACATTTCAATGATTAAGTCCGATGAAGATCGAGCAGCTTTTTTAGAAATGGGCGAAGTTTGGTGGTGGGAAAGCAATCGTCGTATTCCTATTAATATATTTCTGAAGCGTGAAATGGCTGCGTTTAGACCTTTGATAAAAACCTTTAATAGCAAAGATGCTGAGTTGGTTTTTGGGCCGATGGTTAATCTCGGTGATATTGCAGAAAAGCGGGTCAAACGTAAATCAATACAGCTAGTTCGTACGCCTAAGCGTATGGTTGACTAATACCTTCACAAATACAATTCATCTGTACTACGATAGCATGTGCATAACCAAAACTATGACTTTTCTTAAACGAGTAACTATCGTCTGTCTTAGTCCAAATTTCATCCTTGATCGCATCGAAACCTTTTTCTTGGCATACTGGAATGAGATGTTTTTTACCCGGACGGAGTAAAGCTAAGAACATAGCCAATTGTTCGATACTTCTAGGTTTTAATTTAGTAATCAAATCGTGGTATCCGTTAACATGGAATATCATATCACAAAATTCTTTCTGTTCTAACAAATCCCAAAGTGGTTCTACGGTGATCAATTCTTTAAGGTGTTCTTCATTTCTTACACCTTCATAAGCACTAACATTAAGAAAGTCTATCTTGAAGTATCCTCTAGCCTCGGCAGTTTTATAATCGATGCTGGCTAATCCTGTTACGGGATTAATAGGTATAGTGTGACAATATACTCCTGTGTTATGTTTTTTAGTTTTGTCGATAGCCGCAGGAACATTCTTGATAATATCAAGTATCTTTGTTCTATCTGGAAAATCTATATCAATATCGGGCATTATTTTATTCCTACCTCTGCACAAATTTCTTTTACTAGAGCAACGTCTGCAGGCACATCCTTAAATCTACGACTCCAATACTGGACGTCAAACGCAGGCCCGATCATGTTCAACTGTTCATCTGTCATACTATTGATCATAGCATATCCTGTGGTACTGTTTAATATAATCCACGGACTTATACGACCATTCAATATGTCATGCACTGCTCTATTAAGGCTAACATATAAAAAATAATGATTAAACTCTGCTGTGTGTTCGTCGGCCCATTCCATCATAGTAGTGATCGATCTTTGCACAGCAGATTCTACAGGTTCTGATTTGATCGTCTCATACAGATAACTTTCGTATAACTCATCACGACACCAGTGGTCTAACTTAACACCACTTTTAATAACATAGTCTACAAACTTATCAGGATACAAAGGATTAACATTGTTGATAAAAGATCCGAACTTAACAAAGGCATTGTAGTATGCTGTATCACAAAATTCATCATAGGTTTTAGGTTTCTTCCCACCTTGAGCCAATTGCCAAAAACGATTGAATGCCATGAACCCGGCCTGTACTCGTTTTTCATCTTTCTGTAGAGCACGACGTTTACGTTCGCACATGTGAGCAACTAGAGTTTTTTCTTTCATAAAACTCTTGCTACAATGTACACAGGTAAATGGCTGTTGCTCTAGCTTAAACATTATTCTTGGTAAGTTCCATTTAATTTTCTAGCCAACATACTGGCATATTCCCAATGCTGTTCTGGTGTGGCAAAATCACCATTGACATATAATCTCACATCATGTGAAAAATCGTTATCTTCTAAATAAACTTTGCCGTCTTCTGCTACTGCTACAGTCCACAACCCCATTATTCATAATCCTTACGTTGTTTTTTATCAAATCCCATCTTGTCAAACAGCTCTTTGATATCTTCTTTATCCATCTTTGCTGCTAACATTTTAATTTCGTTCATCTTCATAGTAGGATACAACTCACACAATAATTTTTCAATCTTATTGGCTTTTTCTTTTTTGCCAGCAGCCAAATACGGATGATATGCTGGCACACCTGCCCCAGTGGATGCAAATAATTTCCATAGTAGTCCTTTATGATTCTTGCTAAGATCCCAATGATTCTTATTAACTCTCTCATTAGTCATTTCTACAAACCATTCTTGGATATCTCGATCTCCTTGGACGTTACTTGTATAACGCATTAGGATATATGGACTGAATGCTTTCTTTTCTTCGTCGGTGAGGTTATCGTAAAACTCGTAATCTTTACGATCTACTGCGGTTAATTCTCGCTTAATGTCAAGTTTTGCTGCCATCTTCTTCTTTCGTGTGTGGATCTAATCCTTTAGCCTTAACTGCAGCCTTATACCAGTCTGTAAGAGGTTCCGGTTCTCGGGCAGCTTTATACAATGCTTGATATCCTAAGGCAGTATTTTGACTACCTGTAGTATTATGATATAATGCTTGGTATCCAAATGCTACGTTATTATTTTTCATTGTCTTTGCTCAAATAATATATAACTTTAACACGTTCTAGGGCTTCTTGTAAAGCAGGATTAGTTTCGGCGGCGGTCATAATTTCAGTCCAAAGAAATTCGTCAAGGAATTTCTTAGCCCATTCTGCGTTGTCTTTGGTATAAGGGTAATCCCATCCAATGGCTTTTCGGGTACTTGGATCAGCACCAATTTCTCGAGCATAGATAGTACTACCATCACGCTCGTATACATATGTGGCACCGGGTTTAAGTGTTCCCATACTTTACCAACATTTAGTATAATCTACGATCTCACTTTGGCGACTGACTTCTTTAACAAAGTAAGCACAAGGAGGTTCGTGATCATTGCTCAATGGAGTACATAATAATTGCCCGGGACGCATCTTTGGAAAATACCATTTAACATCTTGATAGACATCAACGATATCGATGTCCAAAAATTGTGGTCGAAAATCGCTCAATGGGTTGAAACAAAATGTCCTAAATCCTCGATCGTTTAGGCTAGTCAACGGTAATATTTCCATTTCTGGACCTTGTGGATCACCAACGATAGTACACCAATCTAATGGCATGGTTAATTCGTGATTACCGATTTTTAATACTACAGCAGGTCCTGTAAAACTTTCTAAAAAGATTAGAGGAATAAAAAAGTGATCGGGATTTGAGTTATCTGAATTATCTAAAACAGAAAATCTTAGATCTTCATCGATCTCATCTGGTAATTCGTTAAGATGGAAAATCTTGTTGTCTAGCGTTAATATTTGCATTATTGATACTTTACCTTTTCAATTGCGAATGGATATTTTGCGTCACGATAATATTTCTTCCTCTCAGTTAAATGACGTTTGGCATATTTGGTCGATGCTGTAATGTCCCAAATTTGAACAAAGTCTTTGTCATCTGCTTTTCTAATACCGCGTCCGATACTTTGTATTACCCGTGTAAAACTTTTGCCGGGCTCCAAAAGTACCATATTAAATATCCGAGGAATATTAATACCCACAGCAGCAACGCCATATGTTGCTACAATGATTTTATTATCCACCGTTTTGACTTCGTCATATTCTTCTTTGCGTTTCTTGGTCTTAACTTCACCTGATACAAATACTGCTTCCGGTATCGCTTCTACTATTATACGTCCTGATTCAATTCTGTCAACCAAGACCAAGGTATTTCCAGTGTCCCCGATAGTTTTAATTAGACCGCTAATATATGACATTCTAGAGGAATCTGTGACTAGGTATTTTAATTCTTCAGCATAGCTGCCAAACTCTTTCCACTCGGCAGTTTGGATAACATTTACATGACAATCACTTAGTACACCTTTGGCTTGTAATTCGTGTGCTTGTACACGATGGATAACTTCTCCTAGGCTACAACGGATATTTTGGAAGTCAATATCGGCTTTTGGTATGGTTCCTGTAAGTCCCCAACGGATGGCTGCATGACATACATTGTGTGTCAATAATTTTTTCAGGACCTCGGCTTTTGCCATATGTACTTCGTCGACCATGACACATTGTACACCATCTAAGAATTCTGCCAGGCTCAATAATTCGTCATCATCTTTGGATTTTTTGTCCAAAATATTCAAACTTTGCCAAGTACAAATAGTGTGTGTTTTGCCAAGATCTTTACGGTCTCCGTAGTAAACTCCAACGTCTAAACCTACGTTGATAAAATCTTCTTCGGTCTGTTCCACTAGGCTTTTGTTCGGAACGATGGTAATAGACCGACCATATTTTTCCACTAATTTTGCCAAAGTTGCAGTGGTAATTGTCTTACCAAATCCCGTGGCAATTTCTTGGATACATTGTGGATTGGCAAGGAATTTATTGATAACTTCTACTTGGTCGTCACGCAGGCGGATTTTTTCACCGGCAAAGCGATGACCTTCTGGCCATGTTTGATCACCCCAAAAATCTTCAAAAATTACTGGAAATTCTAGAGGTGGACTAACCCGTTGATCTTCAATCTCAATGTAGTAGTTTTTGGTTTCTAAATATTCTAATACCTGTTCTAGCATACTTAGGTATGTTGTACCACCAAGACCAAAGAAACTTACGCTACCATCCCAACGACCTAATTTATAGGCCGGTCGATACCTGGCTGTAGGGTCTTCGTACTTGAATTTTTTGACCAGATCCTTGCGTGTGTCGAGATCGAGATTTTCAATCTTAACATTGACTTCGTCTCGTATTATTACCCTCGCAGTAGCCACAGAGCCTGTTCCCTTGTATTTGATAATTCTGTAAAAATCACCACATT